GAGTGCCTTGGCGAGCTGATAGCCGAGCGCGACGTATCCCTTGTAGTCGGGATGAATGTTGTCGGTGCTGATCGTGACCGGGTCGAGCAAGCGGTCGTTGTTCTCGTCGACGTTGACCAGCGTGACGTTGCTGTATTCGGCAGCGAGTGCAGCCTGCGCGGTCTCGTATTCGGCGAGCGTGTCGACGTTGCCGGTGTATCGGCCATGCCTGACGATCTTGAGCAGCGAGATGGCGATCTCGCGCCGTGGCCTCGTGCGCGTGGTGAACAGCGTCGCGAGCCCGGTGATGATCCGACGCATCGCAGCCTTGTAGCTTTCTACGTCGGTCTGCCGGAACGCATCGTTCTCGGCAAGAGTGATCGCGGCGCACCGGCAGTCAGGTCGAATGCCGGCGTCGTGGAGCGCATCGAAGAAGGCTGCGGTCTGCTCCTCGAAGTGGGTCCAGATGTCGTTCGCTGACGGGTCCCAGATCGGCTCAGGGAACACGGCGCGCGCATCGGTCAGCACGGGTGTGCCGCTCGTGAAGGCGTTGATCGTGAACTCTTGTGTGCCTTGCAGACCGGACGCCGTCGAGACGTTGATCGGAGTTGCTACCCAGCTCCCGTTGATCGAGGTCGACAGGCCCGAGACGCCGCTGATCGTGACGGGAAAGTTCGATGTCCGCTTGATTGGCTTCGCACCGCTACGGGTTGCGATGCGGATCGTGACGACACCGGAAGCAACGGTCACGGCATCAATCGCATCGCCGCCGACGACGGCAGTATCGTGCGCGGCAGCCGTCGAGCCGTTCACACCAAGGTTGAGCACGTAGATGTTATGGTCGGGGAACCGGATCTTGAGCTCGTTGAGATAGGCAAGCTGGAAGCTCGCAGTGTTCCAGCCGCCTGGATGGTAGACGGCGCTGGAAGTCAGGTTCGTGAAGCCGTTGTAGCTGCCCGGCGAGATGGTTGGGTCAAGCGTTAGCGGCTCGATCGCTTGCGTGGTCATATTCCACGCGAAGAGCTTGCTCTGCGGATTCGCCGTCAGGCTGACCAGCTCAGGGTCGGCGTTGTAGCCAGCAGCAAGCAGCGATCGGCCTTGCACGAATGAGTGGCCGATGATCGGCACGACAAGCGCCGGCGTGCCCGTCGAGCTCTGTGCAACCGGTCGCACCAGCGATTCGATGATGCGCTGACCGATCAGCAGGTTCCCATCTTGGCCGAAGTAATACTGCGAAGTCAGAAGCCCGCCCGGATCACCGCGGCGCGGCATGTCGTCGATGTTGACGACGCCGACGCGCGGCTTCAGGCCGGCGACAGACTCGATCTCAGATCGGATGATCGACAGCGATACCTTGGCATTCAGACCGACGAGCAGAGCTTCGTAGTCGGGGTCGAAGTCAGGTCGAATCAGAGCGACCGGCACGTTGTCGGGATCTTGTCCGGTGTTGAACTTGTTGATCGCGAGCGCACGGATTGCGTCGATCTGATCGCTGATGAGCTCGCTGAACCAGTAGCACGGAGCGCCAAGGTCGGCGATCGTTGAGCCTGCCGTCACGGTGCCTGACAGGCCCGTCGCATCGAAGTCGAGGATCGCAAAGCTCGTCGAGTCGACAACCGCAATCGGGCGGATCTTGCCGTTGAGCGCAGCGCCAAGCGTGCCGCCAAGCCCGCTGATCTTTGCGAGGTTGTAGAGCTGGCTTGCGGCATTCGTCATGCCGTGCGCGCTCGACGTTGTGATCGTCGCAACGTCAGACGCAACCGAGACGCTTGCGACGTTCTTGATCGTGCGGATCTTCGTATTGTCGTTCGACAGCTCATTGAAGCCGTGCATCATGACGATGCCGGCAATGCGATACGGCGGCGGTGCCAGCGTTGCACCGCGCTCGTCGATCAGATCCTTGGCATCGGTCAGGATGCGCGAGAGCTGGTCGTAGCTGTTGTTCGTGCTGCCCGTCAGAGAAGCAGACCAGCGCGCGGTCGTCGACGCCGAGCCGACGAGTCTGCTCATCAAGTTCTGCGGATTGCCGAGCTTGATTGCTACCGTCGGGACTGCCGTGCTATCGCCAACAACAGTCGAGCGGCGGTCCTGCATGTAGCGCATAACCTCCGCCTCGAAGCCATATGTCTTGGAAGGAAGTGCTCCGCCAGACCGGAAGTTCGTGTGACCGTTGAGGTCGGCATCGTAGTTGTCAAGGCTTGGTCGGTCGACGAATCCAGCACTGGCGGAGCTGCTCGCTACGAATCCCGAAATGACGAGCTCCGTTGAGGATATGACCTCAACGTTGAACTCAATGTTATCCATGTCGGCAAGGCCGGTGCCGCGCGTGCGGACGTAGAACGTCGCACCAACGTCGCGCACAATCGGCCCAGACAGCGTGATCTTCGTCTGCCCAGTCTCAGGCGAGTTCGGAGCAATCGCCGAGATCGGAATCGAGTTGCCGATGTGATTCCAGATAATCGAATCGACTTCGCTGCGAAGCGGCAATGCCAATCCAGAGTTGCGCTTGGCCCACTGCGTTGCGTAGGTCGCAACGATCTTCTCGCGAATCTGCTGCGCGGCAATCGTGGTCGTCGCTGCGCCGCTGATCGTCAGACCAGTCAGGCCGGCGTTCGTGAAGCCGGCAGAGTTGTATGCGACCGCGTGCCCATCGACGAGCTCGCCAACAAACAGCACTACGTCGGTGCCATCTTCGGTGATGTCTGCTGGAGCAACCGGAATGACCTTCGATGCCGAGACCGTCCATGCGCTGCTGCCATCGCCATTCGTGGCTCGCACGCGCGCCTTGATCGTGACATCGTCGTCGGTCTCAAGGATGGATGCAGCAGTGACGCCCGCGCCGTAATAGTAGGTGTCGCCCCAGCTTGATCCGTCATCGAGGCTGATCTGTGCTTCGAACTGCGTCTCGGTTTCGTCAGCCGGCAGCCACGAGACCAGGAAGATCTTGTGGTCGCCGTCGGCTGTGACGGCAGAAGGAGCAGCAGGTGCAGCCATGAATCAGATCCCGAACGGGTTATCGAGCTTCGGAGTGCGGCGACGGCGGCGAGGTGCTGCCGGCTCTTCTTCAGCGGGCGCGACCTCTTCTGCTGATTCTACATCAGCTTCGAGCTTCCAGCCTTTCTCAATCCACTCGTCAACGTCGCGCTTGTTGACAATCAATCGCGCGCCGTCCTTGTAGACAGCGACAGTCTCAAGCCTGTTGTCCATGTCTTTCTCCTCGCAATGAACAGGCCCGCCGCCACTAGGACGGCGAGCCAGTTTCATTCAGCCGATCAGATGGTCTGATAGGCACGGACGGCGAGCATCGGATTCAGAACCTTGAACCCGAACAGCGCGTCGACAGTCATCTTCGACTTGCGCGTTGCGGCATCCCAGGCCATGACCACGCGCAGCGACAGGCCGCTCTGCGGGTCGGTGGCAACGCCGATGTCGGCAGCCTGAGTGTGCTGCGGGCCAACCGGCAGCGGGACCGCGCAGAACGCGAAGGCGTCGCTGTGGTAGGCCATGTTCATGACATCGCCCGAAGCAACCGCGCTCTGGAACGTCGCGAAGTTCATCACGGCATCGTTGGCCGCCGCAACCTGGAGCTCAGGAGCGAAGGTCAGCGCCGCGATCGCGCCGGACGATGCCGTGGCGTCAGCGGTGACGACGTAGACGGTGCTGTCACCAGCGATGGTGAACGCATCGCCGGCCTTGACGGTGCCGGACGTAGCCGCTCCATCAAGAGCAAGCGTCGTCGCGCCCTTCGCAACCGCGCCGTTGACAGCCGGCGAGCCGCCGAGCGTGCCCGGAGCGTGCGTCGACAGAAGCTGCGTCGGGTGGAAGTTGAAGCCGTAGCGCGGCGTCAGCTGGCCGGTGCGCTGGTTCTGAACACCGGTCGCGCCCGAGCCCTGCCACTGCGTGAACGCCGACAGGTTGAGCAGCTCGGCATTCATCGCCGGCGAGATGACGAAGTGCATGTTGGCTTCGTCTTGGATCGGCGCCTTGTTCGTCATCAGCACCTTCTGAGCAGCGGTGATGTCCGCTGCGGCAGCCGGGTCGCTGACGGCGCTGTAAGGACCGACGCCCTGATACGCCTTCTGGAGACAGTGCGACGTGATGTTGTCGGCGAGCGCGTCAACCGCAGGGAAGACGTGCATATCGAGGCATTCCTGCCCGGCGAACGCGAGGTCCCAGTCGGCAATCTCGCTCGAAGCGTGCCGATACTGGTCGACGGTCAGCTGGAGCGTCCCAGGAGCGAGCGCGTCGTAGGACAGATCCGCATCGGTGCGAACCGTCGGGGTCTGCCGCTTCTTGATGGTGATCGTGTCACCAAGACCGAAAGCACGCCGCTCGGTTTCGTAGCGGGTGTTGGTCGTCATCAGAAACGGACGAGTGTTGCTCAGGTAGCGCAGCGCTTCCAGAGCATAGAGCTGCGCGTTCCAAGCGCCGGACACAACCGGAGTCACCATGATGTTCTTCCTCTATCGTTGATGGTTGAAGCCCGGCGCGTCATCGAGGAATCAAGACTGCGAGGGCGGGACAAGTTCGGTTCCATCGCGCGCCGCCTCTTCGACGATGCGCGAATAGGTTCGGAAGTCGGACATCTCTTCGGGAGTCAGATGGCGCTTGCGGCCATTGCTCATCCGAGGTGCCGAATCAGGAGTGCGAGGAAGCGTGCCGCGTGCCGGCGGCTGGCCGTCCTTGCGTGCGATCAGGTTGCCGAGGTCGGCATCCTTCGCAATGTCTTGCAGCAGGTCTTCAAGGTCCCACGGCTTCCCGTTCGCCTTGTATTGCGGCTGACCATCTGCGCCAAGGAACCGGCGCACGATCTCGCCAGTCTCTTCGTCGCGTTCGGCTGCAATGCGCGAGCGGATGTGCGGGCCGATGACCTTCGGCGAATACTTGAAGCGGTCAGTCTCGCCGCGCTCAACGATCGAGTCGATCAGGAGCTTGCGGACTTGCGCCTCGAATCCATTGCGCTCGCCCAGCACGCTTTCGAGTTCGGAAGACTTGCCGTCGATCGCGGCCTGCATCTTCCGCTCGTATTCCTTCTCGATCTTCTGACGGATTGCCTTCTCGACGCCAGCGGCATCGGGCACACCGGCAGCCATGCCTTCTTCGAGCTCGGCAATACGCTCGCGCGCCTCGTTGAGCTCTCGTTCGAGCTGCTGCTTGGCGCGCTGTGCGGAACGGGCAGTCTTGCGCTCCTTTTCCAGCGCACCGTGCGCGCTGCCCGGATTGGCAATGCCGAATCCGTCGACCTCCTCAACTCCGAGCACATAGCGGCCTTCGAGGTCTCCAGTGCCTTGCACATAGAGCCCAGCCAGCTGCTCGTCGAGGTCGTCGATGTTGTCGAGAATAGCTTTCAAGCTACGATCCATTCGTTCTGTTCTCCCGGCCATCACGGCCTTGTGTCGGCATCACGCCAGCCTTCACCGAACGGCATCGCGCACATTCAAGGATCGGGCTCAATGTGTATTTGGATGGCTTAGGCGCTATATGTCAAGGTCCAAACCCAGCTTGGTCTCAAGTTCTTTGAGCGTCAGCGGCTGATAGTCAGAGCCGACGAACTGCTCGATCTGGACCTTGCCTTCGCGAAACAGCTTGCCGCGCTTGCGCCCCAGAACCTCATCCTGAACTGCTGCCGGCTGTCGCTTCAGCCAGTCGCCGTATGACGTGCCGGCATCGAATGGACGAGCTCGGCCTTGCTGATAGTCGATCCCGTCGCGCTTGCCTTGCGTGCGCCGCTCGCCGGCAGCTTCGAGCTCGGCCTTGGTTGGCTTGCCGGTCTTGCCTTGCGCGATGTCGGTGATGTCTCTGGTGAGCATCGTGACGCGCGAGCGGCAGTTGAAGTGCGCCGGCGGGCGCGGGCCTTCGTCTGTTCGGTAGACGGTTCGGTCGAGGCTCGCGCAGGTCATCGTGGTGCGTGAGTCGAGCGTCGATAGCCACATCACGCCGATGATCACGTCGTCGTTGGCTTCGGCGACGGTCTGATCGGCAACGGATGTCGCATGGCTGAACCCGGTGCGCGCGACGGCCTCAGCTTGTCGGGCGGTCTGCTTGGTGACCTCCTGAATGCGCCGGCGAACTTCGGGGACTGGGCTGCCGGTCTGGAGTGCCTCGCGCACGACCTTCCGCACGTTGGCCCGCACCTCGGTTTGCAGTCCCTTCGACCACTGCACAAGCGGGCGCTGAGTGTCGCCGCCGAACTTCCGCCAGCGAGCCGAGTCTGTCCATGCTCGCAGCTGGTCGAGCGGCGGAACGTCAAGGCTGATGGACGGCGGCAGCGCAAGCTCGGATGTCCGGACAAGCCACGTAGCTTCGATCTGCGAGATCCTGACCATCCCTTCGGTGATGATCCTCTCCATCCGCTCTGCTGCGTCTGCGGTGATCTCTGCGGCTCGCAGCTGCACCTCTCGCTGTAGGACAGTCAAGACATCAAGGCTCGTCAGAGAAGCTCCTGCGGCCTCGATGATCTCGATCTGTGCGATGATCGAAGCAGCGAGCTCCGATCCTGCGTCGATCCACGGCTTGCCAGCTTCGGCGGCGAGAGTTGCCTTGACGCGCTCCAGCAAGACGGACTGCTTGATCGTCTCGTTGAGAATGCGCTCGTCTGCGTTCGGCCCGCCGCGCGGTTGCGCTGGCCGTCTGCGCCGCCTAGATGCCATCAGGTATCGAGCTCGGCGTCGTCGTCAGGACTGTCGTCCATGTCTTCGTCGTCGGGCTGTGGCCTCATGTTCTCCATCATGCCGGCAGCGCGTTCGAGCGAAGCTGCGCGCTCTTGGTCGAGGATCTCCATGACTTCCTCGGCGTCGGTCTCTTCCGGCAGCAGCTTGAGCGCGCGCCAAGTCTCGATGACGAGGCGGTCTGGGTAGATGCCCGCCTTGTTGAGTTCGAGCACGAGCTTCGCCCGATCGGAGGTGTCGGCGAAGTTGAATCCGAAGTCGGCGAAGATGTCGATTTCGAAGCCATCGAGCCGCTCGTCGCTTCCTTCTGCGCCGTATTCGATCGCGTCGATGTCTCGGAACACGCGCTCGAAGAAGTCCTCGGTGCTGCGCGCCATCTTCTCGGCTTCGGCCTCCACCTTCGCCTCATCGGCCATCGTGCCGCGGGCTGTGACGTTGCCGCTTTGCCGGATCAGTGGCTGTGCTCCGAGCTTCGCCATGCGCGATTCGATCTCGCGCAGAGATTCTCGCCCGTGCTCGACGCCAACGCCGGATGGACCGACGAACTTGAGGTCGTATTCGTCAGGCGTCGACGACGTGCGCTTTGCTCGCCCGAGCCCGAATGCGAGCGGTCGCTTGATGTCTTCCTCGCGCGCACCGATCTCGACAATGCCTTCGGATCGAGCCATAAGCAGCGCGACGGATTGCTCGGCTGACTCCTGGAAGTGCTGGAGGTTGAGATACAGCAGGTCGGCCATCGGTGGCCGGCAGACCATGACCTCGTCTGGGTTCTCGGTCTCGCGCGCCGAGTCGCTGTAGAGCGGAATGAACGGAAGGCCGAGGTCGATCTCCTCCTCCACGCTCTGCGTCTCTTCTCGGTTGTCGGCGAGCCTGCGGTATGTCACGCGGCGCGCTTGCCCGGCGTCCATGTAGTAGACGTGGATGCGTTCGACCCAGACGTATTCGCCGCCGACCTGCTCCCACTGGTCATCGCGAATGCGGACCTCCATGAGATCGGGCGCGCCGTCTGGGCCTTCCTCGAACTCCCATGCAACCACGCGCATCGGGTGGACGCGGCGCAGGTATGGTCGCAGCGAGAACCGCCGAAGCCCGAGCTCTGATACCGAACCATCCGGCAGGAAGTATTCGGCAGGGATTCGATCGCGGCCCGGCTTCGCCAGCATGACGTGCGAGACGCCATACG